CAGCAGGGGGCTGCTTCTTGACGCCGTCCGTCTGAGCCACCGTAATCATGGTGTACCGCTTGGTCTCTGGCTTAGCCTGAGCAACCTTAACCACTGCGTACTCTTCGTCTGTGACGCCGCGCAGAGGGGTGAACACAAGCTCCATAGTGTCGGCGTTGGTATCAAAGCTGATGTTAGTGACCACGTTGTCCGGGCTTTCGCCATGGCCCAACAGATATTTCACATAACTTTCGAACGGGTGGGAGTTACCAGTGCCCTTACCGAACAACGACTTAGCCGGAACGTTAAACTGGTACACATCACCAGACGGATCGTCAGCCAGCAGGACCGAGATACGACGCTGGAACCGGCAAGCACGACTACCGTTGTCACCCGAACCCTTGATGTTCATGGAGCAGTCAGCGCAGTTGCTATGCTGCTTGTTGCCCGCAGCAGCTTCAGGCTTATCACCAAGGTTAGACCAGCAGTCAGGCAGGGTCGCTTCCTTGTTAGGGTCAAACTTCTCGGCGTAGTAAATACGTGAGACCTTGGGCAGCGCGTGGATAATGATGACGTTGATCTCACCACGGACAGCGTTACCAAGCTGCTCGCCGTTGATGATGCGCTTGAAGGTGCCGTTGGTATTGGTCTGGATGCGGCGGCTAGTCGTGCCGCCTGTGGAAAGGGACTTGGCAAAATCGCTGAGCTCGCGTGCGCCCGTCGAAACGACAGCGTCCTTGCTCTTGAAGATGGTTACGTTAGTCATGTTGTTTCCTTACTTATTCGTGGGTTTGCGGACTTGGATAACGAACTTGCGGTCTGCCTGAAGTCCAATAGGCAGCATGTCCGGGTTTTCTTCTAGGAACTGCTTCATGTTCCCGTTGTGGATACGCTGCTCCAGAAGGAACGGCGCTTGGTTGTCCAGAATGAACTGGTGCATGTGGGCCCAGTCACTAGTCCAGTAGCGCGACTGTACGCGCCGGGAAACAGTGCCCGCAGGGGTCTTGATGCTATCCAAGTTCTGTTCGTTACAGATACCCAGCAGGTGCTGGCTGACGATGTCGTATTCTTCCTTGATCTTTTCGAGCTCCGACTTGTGGCGCTCCTCAGTCTCTTCGATCTGGTTACGGATTTTGATGTAGATACCAACCATCTCTTCGATGGTCTTCGCTGTATTCTGGGTCTCAATAGTGTCGGTCACGGTTGCTCCTGTTTTGTTTCTTTGCACTGCCACTTCACAACTACCTTGGACTTCTCGATCCAGTAACGGCATGTGCGCATGTGGAGCAGCTTCCACAACTGTCCACACCGTGTACAGATAAAGACAGTCTTTGACATAGTCAAGCGGTATCGGAGAGTTCTTGGTGGTAAAGGTCGATTATCTTTTCGTGGTTGTTGATGTTGCTTTGTAACATGCTGTACAGGCGGCTTTCAATCTCGCTGCCCTTAATATGCACGATGGTCATGGGGTTGTGCTGGCCGGGGCGGTTGATGCGGGCGTTTGCCTGCAAGTAGGTCTCAACGCTGGTCACCGGGGCATACCAGATGATGGTGTTCGCCGCCGTTAACGTCAATCCGTGGGATGCGGCCTGTGGCTGGATGATAAGCACGTAGGGGTCGGGTTTGTTCTGGAACCGCGTAACTATATCGCTACGCTTGTTTACCGAGACCTTGCCGTTGATAACGTCGTTGCTGATACCGTGCTTGTCGAGCGTAGCCTTGAGCAGCTCTATAGTGTGTGTAAAGGGCACGAACACCAACACCTTGTGGCTAGACTCCTCGATCACCTCAAGGACAGCGTTCAGGCGGTTGCTAACGTCGAACTCAATGACCTCGCCAGTATCCGTATAGACCGCACCACCGCTGATCTGTAGCAGCTTGTTGATGTTAGTGGCTGCGTTGACAGCGGTAACGGACTCCCCGTCGGCTACCATAGTCATCTTATCCTTAAGCAGGCTGTAGTACTTGGCTTGCTGGGGGGTAAGCGGCGCTTCGCGCTCTACGTGGGTGACGGGTGGCAGGTCTAGGCACTGGCTGCGTTCGAACCGGATAGCGGGCTGGAGTACCTGATGTACCGTATCTTGTGATCCCGGCTTGGCTACCCACTTGAACTGGGTGACCTTGTACATAACCTGATCCCGGAACTGGCCGTAGTACTTGGGCGTATTGTCTGGGTTCACCAGCTTGGCTAGGCCGTAGGCATCCAGTGGAGACTGCGCCGCTGGCGTACCGGTAAGCATCCATAGCCCCTTAGCTGCGGCGGCTACGTCGCGCAGCACCTTCCAGCGGTTGGTCATGGGGTTCTTGTAGGCGTTAGCCTCGTCCACTACGATCAGGTCGAAACCGCCATTGATGATCTCGTCCTTGACCACGGCAAGCCCGTCAAAGTTAATGACGACGAAATCCGAGCCAGCCGCGATGATCTTCTTGCGCTGCTTGGCATCCCCGTGGGCTACCGAACAACTGCGGTGCATGGCGAACTTGAACATGTCCTGCTGCCATGCCGACTTCATGATGGACAGGGGGCAGATTATAAGGACCCGCTTGATCCTGCCCAGCTTCATTAGGTAGTCAGCGGCCCAGATAACAGATGCAGTCTTACCTGTACCCTGCTCGTTGAAGCAGAATGCCTTGCGGCGGCGGGACAAGAAGTCAGACGTTTCCTTCTGGTGGGCAAATGGTTTGAACTTGCCCGTCCACGTGTAGTCGGTGAGTATGGTCATGTTGTTTCTGCTAAGGGGTTAAGGATTACGCACCGCTTGTTTGGTTTTCGCATCGAGCGTGGCTCGCACCAGAGTTATGGTTTCCACATCGACTTTGGCTCGCACAGTTTAAATGGTTTTCGCTTGGGACATGGCTCGCACGCATTCCGTGGTTTTCACGCTTATTTTGGCTCGCACGAAACTTATGGTTTTCACGATGAGCTTGGCTTGCATTGACACCTTGGTTTTCACACTTTGTATGGCTCGCACCGTTCACTTGGGTTTCACTTAGGTTATGGCTCGCATCGCCTGTTTGGTTTTCGCACGAAGTTTGGCTCGCACAACGATCTTGGTTTTCACTCAGGGAATGGCTCGCGCTAGGTACCGGGTTTTCACATTGATCTTGGCTCGCATCTTCCTTTTGGTTTTCATTTATGACGTGGCTCGCACAGTTGTGGTGGTTTTCACGAGTTTTATGGCTCGCACCGATCATTTGGTTTTCGCTGGTTGCTTGGCTTTTTCTTACGGAGGCGGCGGGATATAGTCTGCGTGACCCCCGATAGCAATGATATACGGCGTAGTCGGCTCGATACCGTTAGCTCGCTGTGCCATTTCTAGATAGTGGGACAGGAACAATTTAGTAGCGTAGCGCCGCGCACGGGCGTGGATGTGTGCGGGGGGCAGCTTGCCTATGATGTATGCTTTGTATGCGTCAGTATCCTTGCCGATCTTTTTAGCAATTAAGATATTAGCCGCTTGCTCCGCAAACAGACCCTCTTCGTTGCGTTCAATCTCAAGCTTCTTGCGGGTACTGTAGACAGGCCCATAGAAGCTATTCTCGTTATTGCAGGTTTTGACAAAACTCTCGCCCGCTTTCCAGCACAATAGCTTCAAGCCAGCGTTCCACGGGCGCTTCTTGCCTTTCTCCCACTTCGAAGTCGGGTCCAGTCCCGCGTACCGCCACAGCTTAGTGGCCGTCGTAGTAGTCTTAAGGTCAATGTGCGCCAGCAAACCAGCGGTGATAACCGGACCAATACCCACCTGACGACGTGCCCACTGCCCTTCCGGTAGAGATGCAGAGTAAGCATCTAGCGCCTTGGCGATCTGGCCTTCAAGCGACTCCGACTGTTCCGCAAACCAGCGCAGCAGTTCATGTGGTTCTTTTTCTTTTTCCAGCGAACGATCTTGGTTCCAAGAACGCTTACGATCTTCTTGTATAATGTAGTAGGCATCTACTAGGAACCGTGCTTCGTCCCGGCCCAGCGTTGTAGACGCGTTCTTAAGGTCTTTAGTAAGTTTGGTAATAACATCAAGGTCCATGTTGTTGCTCCTTTGGTTGGTTTACTTTTTCTTCTTCGTCCGTTCGCGCTTGCTGACTTCGGATACGAGGTTGTGCTTGCTGTCTCTCTTGAAGGAGCGGTTAGCCGACGCGCTCTCCACACGCACACCGTCTGCGTTGGAACCGCCCTTGTCGAACGCCTTCTTGTGGGCAACGTCCTTACCGTCACCCTTGCTCACCTTGCCAGCCTTCATCAGCTTATTGCGGGCGGCGTTGCGGGCTACGCGGTTCTTCACCTGCTCCGGGCTGTCTTCATACTTGGCAGCGTTCTTATACTTACGATCCTTGGGGTTCTTGTAGGGCATTAGTTTCTCCTGCCTATCTTTTGTTTATCATAAGTTTGGTCAGTGGTTCGCCGGAATAGAAAGCTTTCATAACCACCGAAGCCATATGCACACGGGCTTTGCCTGTGAAAGCACCGTCATAAAACCACGCTTGATGTTTGTGCACTATCCAACCGGAAGCTTTGACTATATTTTTACCCTTAGCATCACGTTGAATGATTGGTTCGTAACACCTGTTAAACAAAGTTTCCGTGCCGTCTTCCCCGATGTAAACCCCATAAGGCATCGCGGAAGTTCTGTTGCTCAGTGCTAAGATTTCTTTGCGTCCTATTAGCTTGTAAACAGACTTTTTCGGGGCTTCATTTTTTTCGTTAATTTCCGTCATTATCTTCTCCTGTAATGTTCACAACTAGTTACGGGGCACCAGCCGCATAGCGGCCCGGTCTTGGCATTCCAAACACCCGACTCATGGGCACCAGCTAGGCGCTCCAGTTCATCGCTAAAGACTTCAATATAAGCATCACGCTTCGCGGCATCGTGGGTCTTCTTGGGAAACGCTTCGCAGACTACATACGCCAGCGCCGACTTAATCCTCTGAAGCTGTGGGAAGTGCAGGAACGCAGCGCCAGCCAGTAAGTCCAACTGCATAGTGTCTGCGTACTTGGCGCTCTTGCTGGTCTTGTAGTCCACCAGCCACCCCCTACCACGGTCTATAATGAGCAGGTCGGCAATGCCGCGCCACCACACGTCCTTGTCGAAGAACCCGCAGGGCTCGTAGCCAGCGTCCGTCTTCTTGACACCCAGCTTGAGCTCCGTGTGCTTCTCGCCGGGGATATTGTTAAAGGCAGCTACGGTAGGCTCAATGAACTTGAACTTGGCAGGGATCGGCGTACCAAACTTGATGTAGTCTTCAGCGGCCTTATGTACTTCCTGCCCGTAGACCGTGGCATCGCTGCCCGTGTCCTTAACGTCCTTGGCTACCTTAAGGTGGTAGTACTTCTTCGGGCACTGGTCGAAGGTCTTGATGCTACTGTAGGACCACGTAATCATGTGTCTAACAACCAATTCCCAACAATAATAATCGTGGCCCAGAAACCGGAACCGAATAGTATCAATATCAAGCAGCCGCTAATACCCAGCGGTTGCCCAAGCTCATCACGCTGTCTTGGTTTTTTGTTCATCTTGTCTGTATCCTAAAACGGCATCCACCAGCCGGGTCCCCCATATACGGACCATAGAAGACCGAGACATTCCGCGCTCCGCGCTGTACTGCATGAGCTCAATGCTGTCCTTATGGTGTGCTATATAACGCTCTTCGTCTAGGCGGCGAGCCCAGTCCTGCATGGCTTGCGTATCCTTTGCGTCACGATCTCTGTTCACCCGTTTGTGTTTCAGGTCCCGCAAGTCTTTCAAGTAGTTCATGGGCGTATTGCTCTTACTTTGCTTGGTGTTTCAATTCGTTCCCCGGCAGGGCGGTAAGGCCAACCGTGGGATGCTTTAGGCGGGGGAGCAGGATACCGCAGACCCCACACGTTTTCCACATATTGTGTATCCGAACCCGCCATGTTCCGCAGGTTGCTCAGTACTTCCCTAGCTGTTTCTAACATCACTATCCTCCTGACATTCGCGCAGCACCGCAGCGTAACCTGCAATATCAACTGCTGAATCCTCGTGGCCCGGTGTTTGAACAAGTCTAGCCAGTTTAACGGCTACCATACAGCACGCAACCTGTACCGGGGTGATAGGCACCCCGAGACAAACAGCCCAAAGGGCCGCAATCCTGTCCATGTTCTGGTTCATGGGGCCATACGTTAGCCCCCGCTCCTTGATAACTTGGCTGGCTTTGAGCAGCATGTCCGATCCGATTGTCATTTTACTTTCCCCGGGGGTCTTGGCGCACCAAAGTCACGATAGGCTTTGTGGCAGTGTTCTTTGCAGTACGGGTAGTTCTCTAGTTTCTTACTCCCGCAGTACATAAACCTGTCCGTATAGGGATCACCCATAG